ATCCGAAGATTGCGGTCAACTCTCGCCGTCCTGATGATGCGCCTAAGGCGATCATCACGGAGGCTGTGATCAACTATTGGTGGAAGCACTTTAAGGTGCGTCCCGAGTTTCGTCGTGCCGTCAAGGACTTCCTCATTGTCGGTCACGGTTGGTTGAAGTGCGGTTACCGTTATGTTGAAGAGGAGCAGATTGGTGATGAGGGTGACAATTCGGATGGATCGGCAGAGGGTAATGAAATCACTCCGTCGATCGTTGTTGTCGAAGATCGTCCTTTTGTTGAGCGCGTTTCTCCTTTTGATGTTTTCGTTGACCCTGACGCCACTTCAATGTTTGACGCTCGTTGGATTGCTCAGCGTATTCGTCGTTCTCTGAAAGAAATCAAGTCGGATAAACGGTTCTCTAAAGCGGCTCGTGACAGTATTTCGGCAACCTCTTGGGGTCGCTACAACGATGATCCTTCCAAGAAGAAGGTGCAAGACACCGAAGAAGGATATGTAGAGATCTGGGAGTTCTACGACATCGCAGAGAAAACCATGTGTGTGTTTGCTGAAGGTTGCGAACATTTCTTGGTTAAGCCGATGGAGATGCCATATGCGTTCGGTCATCCGTTTGTGATGATCCGCAACTACGATGTGCCCGACTACTTTTATCCGATCGGCGATCTGGAAGCCATTGAGCCTCTCCAACGTGAGTTGAACGCCACTCGTACGCAGATGATGAATCACCGTAAACGGTATTCACGCAAGTATCTGTTTAAGGAATCGGCATTTGATTCCGATGGTCGCGATGCACTTGAGTCGGACTACGACAATGTGATGGTCCCCGTCTCCTCCGATGAGAATCTCAATAATGTCGTCGCACCGTTCCCTGCGGTGGTTACGCCGCCCGAGTTTTACCGTCAGTCCGACGTCATTGAGTCGGACATCAACACGGTTTCGGGCATTTCCGAGTATCTGCGTGGTTCGTTGCCTGAGATTCGTCGTACGGCGACAGAGGCGGCTATCGTGCAGGATGCCGCTAACGCTCGTGCGGCTGACAAGTTGGCTACGATTGAGGGTGCTATTGCTGAAGTTGCTAGTCGTCTGGTGTCTTTGGCACAGCAGTTTATGACTGGCGAGCAGGTTGCCCGTATCGTTGGGCGAGACGGGGAACCGCTGTGGGTCACATTTGACAGCGATTATATTGCTGGTGAGTTTGACTTTGAAGTTGAGGCTGGATCTACCGCTCCTGTGAATGAGTCGTTCCGACGACAGATGGCGTTGCAGATGGTTGATGCTATGGCTCCGTTCGCTGGTTCTGGTTTGATTAACATGCAGGCTTTGGCTGCTCATGTGTTGCAGTTTGGTTTTGGTGTTAAGAATCCTGAACAGTTTATTCAGGCGGCTCCTCCGCCGATGGCTGGACCAGAGATGGGTGGTCAGCCTCCGATGCCACCTGAAGGTGGCGGAATGCCGATGGAAATGGGTGGGGGAATGGCTCCTCCGCCAGCAACACCTGAGGCGTTGTCTGGCGTTGATCCTGCTGTGCTTGCCGCTTTGTCGTCACGCATGGGCATGGATCTTCCGAATTCCATGTAACGAACATTAGTTATATTTAGAGCAACCACTATAGGACTCTAGGAGTGATACAGGTGAGTGACACCTCAACAGATAGCCTTGACTTTGAACCCACCGAGGGTGGACAATTCGATGATGGGGGCGGAGCGGAAGCGGATGTACCGTTTCTTGATGTCAGCGAATATGCCGATCACTATGTGACGGTTAAAGTTGATGGAGAAGAAATTTCGGTTCCTCTGTCGGAAGCAGTCGCTGGTTACAGTCGTCAAGCGGACTACACTCGCAAGACGCAAGAACTAGCATCGCAAAAGCAAGAACTTCAATGGGCCTCTGCTATTCGGCAGGCATTGGATAACGATCCTTCAGGAACGATTGATCTCCTTGCGGAACACTACGGTGTTTCTCGCAAAGAGGCACAGAGAATGGTTAATGATGACCCCTATCTGAACGATTCCGAATGGGACGATCCCGTGGACAAGCGTCTGAAGGAGATTGACCAGCGTGTCAAGTCTTTTGAGCAGGCGCAAGCACAGGCGAGGCTTGAAGCGGAGATCTCGCGATTGCAAAACAAGTATGGCGAAGAGTTTGATCCTCAAGAAGTTGTGTCGGCTGCGCTTGCGCAGGGCAACACGAATCTTGAAGCCGTGTTCAAGCAGATCGCTTTTGACCGTCTCAATACTAAGAAGCAGGCTACTGCCAACAAGGAAGCAGGCGTGAAGGAAGCGAAGAAGGCGGCATCCGTTGTTTCGGGTGCTTCTTCTGCGAGAACGGCGAAGGATGACTCGGGTCCGATTCGTTCAATTGCTGACGCCTACAATGCCGCAAAACGGCATCACGGCGTCTCCTAACCTAAGGAGGCATCATGCCTGGTAACGCTAATTTTGACACCCTGTTGTCAACCACCATTGCGAACTATCGCAAGACCCTGACCGACAACGTGTTCACCGCACGTCCGTTGACCTACTTCCTCATGGATAAGGGTCGTATTCGGATGCTGAACGGTGGTACAAAGATTGTGGAGCCGCTGATCTACGGCACGAACTCCACCGTCGCTTCGTACTCGGGCTACGACACGTTGAGCCTCACCCCGCAGGAAGGCATCTCGGCTGCTGAGTACGATTGGAAGCAGTACGCTGTGTCCATCGCGATCTCGGGCATTGAGGAAGCCAAGAACAACGGCGAGCAGGCGATTCTGAACCTGTTGGAAGCCAAGATCATGCAGGCTGAAGAGTCCATGAAGGAAGGCTTCAACCAGATGTTCTTCGGTGACGGCACGGGTAACTCGGGCAAGAACTGGCTGGGTCTTGGAGCCATCGTTGAGTCGGGCAACACCGTTGGTGGAATTGACTCTTCGGCTGTTGGCAACGGTTTCTGGCAGTCGTATGAGGAGAACACCGCTGGTGCGCTCACTCTCGCCCAGATGACCACCGCCTACAACAGCGTGTCGGTTGGTAACGACCACCCCGACATGGTGCTCACCACTCAGACCCTCTTTGAGAAGTATGAGTCGCTGTTGCAGCCGCAGTTGCGTTACACCGACACGAAGACCGCTGATGCGGGATTCCAGAACCTGCTGTTCAAGGCCGCTCCCGTGGCTTACGACGTGCATTGCACCGCTGGTGTCGTGTACTTCCTCAACAGCAAGTATCTCACCCTCGTCGGTCACAGCGACAAGTGGTTTGCCAACACGGAGTTCGTGCGTCCCGAAAACTTGGATGCTCGCTACTCGCTCATCATGTGCTACGGCAACCTCACCTGCCGTAACCGCAAGAAGCAAGGCAAGTTGACGGCCAAGACGGCCTGATCAGTTTAGGTTGGGGGGAGCGCATTCGTGCGCTCCCCTTGATCTGAAAAACCATATCAACCACATTAATTTTAGGGAGTCATGATGGCTGCAAAGAAGAAGTCAACTCGTTCTGCCGATGCGGCGGCTGGTGCTGCTGCGGCAAAGGCGAAAGCAAAGGCAAAGGCAACTGGTCAAACGGCGGAGTCCAGCATGGATGCTGCTAGTCGTCGCTACAAGACATCTACTCGTTATCACAGTTCTGGCAAAGACACTTTGACTGCCGTTGAACGCAAGGATCGTCTTACTGGAAAAGTTTCTGGTAAGTACACGGGTACTGGCAGGGGCAAGGCGATGGCTGCTTATTTGAGCAATAACACCGCCGCCCAGAAGTCTGCGCGTCGCAAGGGTCAGCGCAACATCAAGAAGGTTTGATGGTGGCCGCAAAGAAAAAGACTGGTCGTTCTGCTGACGCCTATGCTGGTGCGGCGCAAGCAAAAAAGCGCGTTATGGCAAAGGCGCCTGGAACCGCTGACACAAAAGCGCGTCAGCAAAACAAGTATGAAAAGGTTCCAAGTAGAAGCACTAGGGTTGTTAAGTCTGGAAAAGAAGTTGTTGAGGCTTCTCGCATTACTGGATTTTCGCCCTTCAAATCCAATGCTGGAAAGCGTATTGGGGAAACAGTAAAGAGAACTGGATCTTCAATGGTTGGGGATGGCGAATATGAATCTTTTACCAGTAGAACACGTTCTTCTGATGCGATTGTAAAGCCTCGTATAAAGAAGGCTTCTCCGAAGAAGACCACCAAGCGTCCTCGCCCCAGACCGTAACTTCAGGTAACGAAGCCATCTATTTGTGATGGCTGGAACACCTCTATATTCATACTACGGCGAGTCCGCAATGCGGAATGCTCGTAGCAGCATGTCCCCCAACGCTGGTGCACCCCAGGCTGGGGGCATGCCTTTTCTAGGTCATACACGCTGTATGGCTAACGAAGAAACATGTCAGGGAGCACGTGCCAAGGGCACGGATTACTGCATCGGTCATCTGCGTCAGATGACTAAGGAGAAGTCCAATGAACAAACTGGAGATTAGAGCAAAGATCCGTGAGATCGTTGACTTGGATCAGCAGGACTTGTCGGACACTCTGCTGGACATGTACATCAAGGATGGTTACGAGCGCATTATCGCTTTGGAACGACGATGGCCATTTTTCCAAGAAACATATACGTTGAATACTGTCGCCAATCAGCGTGACTATCAGATTTCGTTGATCGGTGACGGTGATCTTCGCGAGATCACCTCCATTGTTGATACTTCTGCCGTGGGTAACCGTATCGAATTGATCTCGTATGATGATGCTGAGAGTATTTGGATTGGTTCTTATGATCAAGCGCAACGACCTTTGTATTTCTCGTTGTGGCAGAACAAGATGCATTTGTGGCCCAAGCCCGATGCGGTCTATCCGCTGGTGGTACGAGGATATCGGAAGGCGTCCGATTGGTCTGCTTCGGATTCGGCGGAGGTTGATGCGGATGAGCGTTTGCATCAGTCGCTTGTGTATTACGGGGTGGCGCAAGTTTATCAACTTCAGGAAGATGTTGAATTGGCGACGTTCTATCGTAAGACGTTTGATGAGGCTGTCCGTCTTGCGGCGGCTGACATCATGCGTCCGTCCTCACAACGTCCGCTAGCGTTTTCGGACGGTGTTCCTCGTCCTTCTGGTCGTTGGTGGATGCAGTCTTTGGGTAGGACTCTTGGTCAATGAGTCGTCTGTCGCTGCTTCGTACCGACGACTTTACGGGCGGTCTTAATCTTCGTGCTGATCCTTTTCAGTTGGGAGATAACGAGTCGCCTGATCTGTTGAACGTGGACATTGATCCTCGTGGTGGTTTTCAGATGCGTGGTGGCATGACGAAACTGAATACTTCCGCTGTTGGTGGTATTTCTAATGGCGTGTTTGCACCCAAGCGTTTGTTCGCTTGGGACAATAGTACGCCACAAGTATTGTTGTCTGCTAATAATTTTTCTTATTACGCTACGACAACAAGTTTTTCCAGAATGCTTGAACCTTCTTTTTCTATAACTAATGCTGTTTATAGTCCAACTTTTGCTACTACAACGTATACCACATCCGCACCTCATGGATATAGCACAGGAGATACTGTTACTGTTTCGGGAGTAACACCTAGTTCTTTTAATAGAACCGCAACAATTACTGTTGGTAGTTCAACTACTTTTTATTTTTCTTTGTTCAATGGTAGTACTGGTGGTGCTTATTCTTCGGGTGGTTTTGCTCAAAAGAATGTTCCAATTTCCGCTCCTTTTGGTGCGTCGTTTGCTTCATGGTCTGCTTCAGATCAAAGCCTTGTTTATATTGCGACTGGCACAACCTCCTACAAGTGGAATGGTTCTACCGCCACTTCGCTGATCCCTTCTGAGACTGGACAATGGCAGAATGATTACTCTGCTCCTACGGGTACGCACATGCCGAAGTCTCGTCACGTGTCGTCGCACGTAGATCGTTTGTGGTGCGCATATACTACCGAAAGTGGTATTGACTATCCGAATCGGGTGCGTTTCTCGCATCCGATTAATCGCGAGTCATGGGCTGAAGCGGACTACATTGATATTGTTGAAGGCGGTTCTGGCATTACTGCTATTGTCCCGTTCAACGGCAATCTTCTTGTGTTCAAGAAGCGTGCCGTTTTTGCAATCTTGGGTTATTCAACCGATACTTTTCAGGTTGTGAGTTTAACTTCCGAGGTTGGTGCTGTGAATGCTATGGCTGTAGCGGCGACAGAACGGGCAGTCTATTTCTTTTCTTGGCCTGATGGTTTGTTCATGTATGACGGTCAGCGTTTCATGGATTTGTTCACTTCTATTCGTCCGATCATTCAGGACGGTACCGTGAACCCTGCCGCTCAGGATGCCATTTGTGTGTCTGCGGTTAATCGTAAGGTTTGGGTTTCTTTGCCCGATGCCACCGAGACGAAGCCATCATATACGTTTGTGTACGATCCTTCCATTAGTCAGCGTGGTGCTTGGTCCAAGTATCAAACTTCCGATGGGAAGGGTGTTGGTCCTGGTTGCGATTTTATTACGTCTACGGGTGCTACGCATTATCTTGTTTGTCATCCTTCTAATCCGTATGTGTTGAAGGCTGATCAGTTGTTTGTGTATCAGGATGATGTTGGTTCTGGTTTAGTTAATTTCAATTCGTATTATGTAACTCGTTGGCATGATGCTCGGAGTGTGTCGTCTCGCAAGATGTGGCGTCGTCCCGACTTTATCACAAAGCAGACGAGCGTAGATACAACGCTGGATGTGAGTGTTTATCATGATTGGGAAGAATCAATTGTTGCTAGGTCTTTCCAAATTTTTCTTGATGGTTCTTCCGACGCCTTGGTTTGGTCTCCGCCTGGTACTGAGCCCGATGGTATTGACGGATGGAATGAGGCGAACTGGGGTGAAGAGGCTTCTGGTTCTGCTTTCTATAAGGGTAAGAATGTTGGTTTGGCACGTTCGGTTCAGTTGAAGATTGCTGGTGAGGGTGGCAAGCCTTGGGGTGTTAATTCTATTACTTACAAGTTTAATCCTAGAAAGGTGCGTGCCTGATGGCTACTGCTTCTGTTACTTACACTTTTGCCAACGGCACGAATGCCGATGGCACACAGGTGAACTCCAACTTTACTTCTGTTCTCAACTTTCTTAACACCGAGGTGATTCAACGTGATGCGTCTGTTGCGTTTACTGCGATCCCCACTTTGCCTGCTACGACACCCACGCTTGATAATCATGCTGTTAGGAAGGCGTATGTCGATGCGTTTATTCCTGCTGGTATCATCACGCAATATGGGGGTAGTGTTGCGCCAAGCGGATGGCTTATTTGCGATGGTTCAGCGATTTCGCGTACGAATGCGGCCTACACTCGCCTATTCGCTGCAATCGGAACTACCTATGGTGTGGGTGATGGTACTACGACATTCAACGTCCCCAATCTGAAGGGTCGTGTCCCTGTTGGTTATGATGCTACGCAAGTTGAGTTTGATGCGTTGGCTGAGACTGGTGGTGCGAAAACTCATACTTTGACGGCCTTTGAAATTCCTTCTCATACGCATGGTGTGGGAACGTATACCATTAGTACGGCGGCTGATCACTCGCACTCCAATACGTTTAGTATTGGCAACTCTTCTAGCCACTCTCACGGTGATGGCACTTTGACTGTTGCATCTAGTGGTTCTCACTCGCATGATCCGTCATTCAATGTTTTGAACTTTCAAGGTTTTCTATATAACGTCACATCGTACTCTACTGGATATATAACTGGACGTGACTCTAACAATGATGGAACAATTGATGGGACAACCAATACGTTTGGTATTGCTGTTGGAACTTTGCCAACAACAACGTCAAATGGTTCCTTACACACACATGATGTGAGCGGCAGTACCGCTTTGGACGGAATCCACGATCACTCTATTTCGGGTGGCGTGAGTAACGGTGGATCGCATTTCCACACGTTGTCTGGTGCTTCTCAGGCAACTGGTGGTGGTGCTGCGCACACCAACCTTCAGCCTTATGTCGTGGTGAATTACATCGTTAAACTCTGATGGAGAAGTGGACTGCGCCAGCGATTGCATCACTTCGTGGTGACAATACGATTCCTCTTCAGCGAACATTTGCGTCGCTGACGGAGTATCTGTCAACGCTATCTGATAGTTATCTTCCTACTGGTGGCACAGCAGGTCAGATTCTCGCTAAGATTGATGCCACCGACTACAACACACAATGGATTGATAACTTCGTAGAGAAGACCAAGTGTCTTGTTAAGAGTGATAACGCCGCAACCCTTCCGAAGGGTGCGGTCGTTTATACGTCTGGTGCTAATGGTACGAATATTCTGGTGAAGGGTGCTATCGCTACGAGCGATGCGACTTCAGCCACGGTTCTCGGTTTACTTGAGACATCTCTTGCATATAATGCTCAAGGGTATGTGATTACCGAAGGTCTTATTTCTGGCATTGACACGAGTGCGGCTAACGCTGGTGATCCCGTCTGGTTGTCGCCAACGGTTGTCGGTGGTCTTCTATTCGGTTTGGCAAACAAGCCGCACGCCCCATACCATCTTGTGTATTTGGGTGTTGTCACTCGTGCACATGCAATCAATGGAGAGATTGCCGTACATATTCTTAACGGCTGGGAATTGGACGAACTCCATAATGTCGCCGCTCTATCGCCGTCTAATGGCGACACGATCGTCTACAACTCTACGACATCGTTGTGGGAGAAGGGCAAGTATCCTGCTGCTCAGTTGTCTGGTACAGCGTTGCCTGCAACGATCGTGACATCAAGCCTGACTTCGGTGGGTACTCTTTCTGCTGGCAGTATTCCCTCATCGTTGATTACTGGTTTGGCGGCGTCCGCTACGACGGACACGACAAACGCAAGTAACATTACTTCTGGTACGTTGCCTTCGGCACGTTTGTCGGGTTCGTATCCGAGCGTTACTGGTGTTGGCACTTTATCGTCTGGTTCTATCCCGTCTTCATTGATTACGGGTCTTGCTGCTTCGGCAACGACAAATACGACGGACGCAAGCAACATCACTTCTGGCACTCTTCCTTCGGCGCGTTTATCTGGCTCCTATACTGGCATTACTGGCGTAGGGACGATTACAACTGGAACATGGTCGGGTTCGTTTGGTTCGGTATCTGGAGCAAACTTAACTTCGTTGAATGCTTCCAACCTATCAAGTGGAACGGTTGCATCCGCTCGAATTTCTGGTTCGTACACAGGCATTACTGGTGTCGGAACGCTGACAAGCAATCTTGTTGTTGACGCTTTCAATAGTCCTGCCGTCAATGTTGGTGATTGGAGCGTCAATGGTATTTATGGATCAATTTTTACTTCGTATGGTGCTCTACTTTTAGGAACATCTACAGACCAGAATCTTAGTCTTCGTTCTTATGGATCATCTAGCGTAGTTGCGATTGGTAATGGTACGGATGTAAACGCCGTGCAAATTGGGACAAACATCAATATGAAATATGGAATCATCGGCACTAACTCTGGAAATCAAAATAACTATATAAAGTTGGGTACTGGTGCCACCGACTCAAACGCAACGCTGTTCGGCTATACGGCATACGGAAACTTGCGAACCACTTGTGGTTACAACGTCGGCATTTCGTGGATCAGTACGGGTGGTGCATCACCTAACGGTTTTGTGCCAAATGCACACGCCGTTTTTTTGGCTGGAACAACGGTTTCGGGAGACATCCGTTCTAATGCCAATAACTCCACTTCATACAACACAACATCAGATTACCGATTGAAGAAAGATGTTGTTGATATTAACGATGGAATGTCGTTGATTAGAAAACTAAAGCCAAAGCGTTTCAAATTTATCAACGATCCGTCGGAGAAGGTATTTGATGGATTTTTGGCGCACGAAGTACAGGATATAGTTCCAGTTGCCGTATCTGGCGTAAAAGACGCTGTTGGCGAAAATGGTCATCCGATTTATCAGCAGATTGATACTTCTTGGATGGTGGCATTGCTGGCGGCTGGCATAAAGGAATTGGATCAGCGTTTGACTGAATTGGAGAAAGTATGAGCGAGCCGCAGATTGATGCACAAAAGGTGATTGATTCGCTTATTAGGCAGATCGCAGATATGGCTGGCAAAGTTGCCATGCTGGAGGCTTTATTGGCCCAAGAACGTGAACAAAGTAACGAAAAGGCTGATTAGTGATGGCTTACACCGATATAGGACTAGCGTATGAACCCAAGAGACGTGCCGCTGCCCAGCAGCGGGATGCGATCATGTCCCAAAACGCCTTCAGCCGTTTCCTGTCCCAGCAACGTGGCTCACGCCAGTTGCAGGATTTGGATCGGTCGTCTTCTCGCGGCCTTGAGGGGTTTGGTGCTGGATACGGTAAGCGTGGTTTGCGGAATAGCGGTATTTACCGTCAGGCAACTTCGGACTATGCGCAGAACTGGATGACTCAGCGCAACGACATGTTGGATGCTTTGCGTCAGCAGGAGGCTCAGTACGGTTTGGCTGATGCTCAGGCTCGTGCTGGTTATGAGGATACTTTGGCTGAGATTGAGTTGGCGAAGCAACGTGACATTCTTGCCACGGCTGCTTCTTTGTCGGGCTTACGCCCATTTTTGGGGAGTTGATTATGCCTCGTTACGGTTCTGCTGATTCTGAAGAGCGTCGGATCCAGGCTGGTAAGAAGCCGTCTGGCACGACGACGACGGTTAATCCTCGTGACAAGTTTACGAAGGTGATGGATGAGTATGGTCAGCCTACTCCTATTTGGAAGTGGAATGATCCTGCGACCCAGGCTGCTATTGGTGCGTTTGATGCTGGTGAAGTTACTGCTAGTGGTTTGGGGAAATGGTCGGATATTGCTGATGTTCAGCGTGCCATCTTTGGTAGTAATGCCGCTTACAATCGTGCCAGCAATCCTCCTCCTCCCGCATCTGGTAGTGGGGGCTACGGCAACTTGATGTCGGCGCTACAACAGTATGCTTCCAGTATCCCCGATAATACTGGGATGATTCAATCTGGTTATGCGGATCTAATTAAGTCTATTACTGATCGTTCAACGCAACAGGATGATTTGATTAAGTCTTTGTTTGGTGAGCAGACCAGCCAGTTGGAGCGTAGTAATGCTGACATGTTGTCGCAGTTGGCGAACATGTATACGCAGGCTACTGGTGAGGTGGATCGTCAGACGGCTGAAGGTCTTCAGACGATTGATGATACGACTCAGCGTGCTTTGGAGGCTTTGCAAGCACAGCAGAATCCGTATGCTGGTTTGCAGATGCTTGCGGCTCCTTCGGTGACTGATCCGATGGCCGCTTATTCGCAGGCTGTTGGTGCGCCTGCGGAGGGTGTGAATGCTTTGCAGAATATGTTGCAGTCGCAGAATGCGGCGACAGGTAATGCGTTTAATAATTTGGCGCAGTTGTTGGGTGCTTCGCAGTCGGCTGCTCAGCAGTCTCGTATTGGTGATGTGAATGTTGCTCGTGCTGGTGCACAGCAGGATTTGGGTGCTAATCAGCGTGCTGTTGCTTTGCAGTTGTTGAATCAACGTAATCAGCAGGAGATGGCTCAGCGTGCTCGTTTTGATGAGCAAAGGTTGGGTTTGGGTCAGAATATGTTGCAGGCTCGTTTGGGTACGTCTGGTCAGTTGAGCGATATTTTGAATAGTTTGGGTTCTCAGCAGTTGCAGACTTTGTTGCAGGAGCGTCAGGGTCAGCAGGCTACTCGTGCTGGTTTGCAGGAGAAGTTGTTGGAGTTGGCTGCTAAGGGTGTTGATGTTTCCAAGTTGATGGCGTCTCTTGGAGGTGTGCGATGACAGACTTTCAGGCTCCCAATAACTCGTATGAGATGATGCTGGCCATGTTGGGTGGCGTTAATCCCAAGTCGGTTAACACGATGCAGGATCTGTCGTCGTATCTTTTTAATCCTCAGTACGGTATTACTGGGGATACGTATGAGTCTGCTTATACTTTGCCTGAGCCGTATGTTCCGAATACGCCTCGTCTTGATGCGTATATGAATAGTGCTAATCCTATTTGGCGTGATGTTGCTTCTGGTATTCAGGGCGGAAGCCTTGATGAGGCTTCTGCTGTTGCGGCTTTGTATAACGGTTTGGGTTTTGAATACGACACGCAGATTAAACAGGGTTTGTCTGTGTCTGATTTGCGTTCTGCGGTTAAGGAAATGTTTGATGAGAAGGAGCGGGATATGGCCGCTCGCATTGAATACGATCGCAACTTGTTGGAATCTGAACGAGAGAATGTTTTTGGTAAGGCTGGATTGCCTCAGCCGTATGATCAATGGTCCGCTGAGACGATGCCTGTCAGCGACGATTTGAAAGCGTTTCTTTCTCGTCTAACATCACTCCAGGGTGAGATTAATACGGCAAAAGATAAGACCAATAGTGCTCAGGAACTCGCAAAGTTGCGTATGCTTTCAAAAGTTACTCCTTCCGCCAAGTCGCAAACTTCTGGAATTTACTTTCCGAATACCGAAGATCAGGCCAAGCAGTTGGCTAAGCAGATTGGTGTCAATGAAGAGTGGTTGGTTAATAGTTGGGAAGAAGTTAATACGGTCTCGGCGACGGCGCAAGAAAAACAAGATATGTGGAAGCGCAAAATGGAAAACGAAATACGCGAAATGGGTTCTGCTGTATACGATTTTGGTCAAGATGAACTTGAGGGACGTAGGGCTAAGAAAGTTCTTGGCATTACAGCCGACAAATTTGAGGGCGAAGAAAGTCCAGAAACCAAACGCGAAAATCGTCTTTTGTTGGAACGTGCTTCCCGTCAGTCCGTTCAGGATGAGCGTCAAAATGTGGTTAATTTGCAACGCAAACTTCTGCAGAATCAAGCGGTTGCCGCTAATAGACTCTTGGGTGAAAAGATTGCTTTGGGCATCCAAGGACGTAATCCCCTTGAGGAAGCCCTGCGTAGACGTGCCTTGGGCCTCCAAGGCATGTAACAGCCACCCCTATTATTGATGGCTGTTTACGACTCCAATAAAGGTTTTATCAACCCCCGTCTGGCTGGACGTTCTGCCGTACAGTCCCTTCAGGACGTACTCAAACAACAGAACCTCAATACTTCCACCCAGTTGGAGAATCCGCTCCGCAAGGACTATTGGGCTGGCGATGTCGCCAAGGCCACACAACCCGAACTTGGTGGTTGGAAGGGTTTCCTCACCGACGTCATTGAATCGCCTCTTGGTAAGGCTGTCGTCAAGGCTGGCGAAGTTATTTCCATGCCTGGTCGTGCTGTCGTCGCCTCGTTTGAGGAGTTGCGTGACGCTCTAGACGGCGATCCAAATACTGCCGCTTCTTGGAATGACTTCACAAGAAACGTAGCCAACCCGATGTACGGGTTCGGCTCGTTGACGGGTGATGTGTTTGAGGGCGACTCTGGATGGGCCAAGTGGGGTAACCGTCTTATCGGTTTGGCTGGCGACATTGTTACGGATCCCCTCACATATGTTTCGCTTGGTGCAAACAAAGCCTTGGGTGCGGTGGGCAAGGTTGATGATGTTGTTGAAGCAGGCACTAAGGGTATGCGAATTACTGGACGTGCGGGTCGTGAAGCATTGGCTGTGCGTGTCTTGGACAAGACTGGCAACGCCGAACTAGCCAAGCAGGTTTCACGCTATGGACGTCGTGCTATGTCGACGCTTTCGGATGACGTGTTCAAGCAGATTGGCTTGGAGCGTGCTGGACTCTACTTTATGGGTCGTCGCATCAAGGGGACCACACGTATCGGTCAGGCCACGGAGCGTGGCTTGACCTCAATGCGTGTTTGGAGCGGAGACCATCTATTTAAGCGTGCTAACGAATTCTTTACTCTGGATGACGTGAAAGAGGCTCGCCGAGCGTTGGCTCGGGGTGTTGCGCCGACAGAACGGGCTGAAGCGTATTTGCGGATGATTGCTTCGGAGAACACGAAGCGTGCCGCTAAGGCGGCTCAAGGGCGTTATGCGCAGGCTTCGTTGCGACAGTTGGTTACTGAGGTTGGCGAGCAGAACTATCGTGCTGCTTCGCCGAATCTGTATAAGGCTCTTGAGGGTTCTGTCGCTGTTGATGCGTTGACGCAAGGTGAACGTACGGTCTATGACCGTGTTGTTTCGTGGTTTGATGATCTGTGGGGTCGTGTTGATGCTGGGGCTAAGGCTGTTGATCCCGCTCAGACAACCAGAAAGGTCAACCAGTATTTTCCTCACGTGTTGACTGATGATGCTATTCGGTTTGTGACTACGAACCAGAGCGACTTTGCTCGCGGTTTGCGTGAAATCATTTACAACCCTCTTGATCCTGCTGGGTCGTTTAAACCTCGTATGACGATTGACGACGATTTCTTCGGCATTAAGTTGAAGGCCGACGATTTGAAGGTGGAGCGTCTCAATGAGATTGCTCGTAACGCTGGCTATAAGGGCGACTTCTTTGAAACCAACCTTGCTGCCGTTATGGACAAGTACATCGGCAGTTATGCCGAGCAGATGGGTTTGATTGCACGCAAGAAGTATCTGGTTGATAGCGGCATCTTCTCCAAACTTGAACGTGTGGATAAGGTTGACAAGGAAGCAGTTAAGGCTTTGCGTAAGTCTATGACGGATACTGCGGCTAGCCGTTCCAACGCCGCCAAGGTTGTTCAGAAGTCTGTTGATGACATTCGTAAGATCATCAATGAGGTGACCAACAACAGGTTGGATGACGCTCAGGGTCGTTTGGGTGCTTGGGCTAAGGGTGTCGCTAGTGCAGACGAGGCTGTTGAACTTGCAGGCCGTGCGGTGGTTATGACACGACAGCATCTTGATGAGATGTCTCGTGTCATGAACGAAACCAGTTTGGCTATCTCTAACATGTTTGAGGGTGAAGCCCCCGACATTGTACGCTATCTTGAGGATGGGCATCAGAAACTTTTGCGCGATATTGAGGACATGCGCACCAACTTGTCTGATGTTATTGCTAGCGGCGAGCAGACTGCCGCACGCTTGAAGCAGATTGAGGATCAGGTTACTTCGCTTCGTGAAACCGAAGAGATTCTGTTCCAGTTCGGCAACTCGCTTCAGATGCATATTGATGATGTGATTGACGGCAAGAACATTGCCGACTCTATTGTCGGCGCTGATGTGTTGCGTGGCGTTAAGTCTGCTGCTAGGGGCGACATTAAGATTGCTGGTGGTAGGGACAAGATTCTTGCCGACTATGTTGCTTCACCTACATTCAAGATGCTGAATGGTGAGGCGGAGATTTCTTTTAAGAAATTGCGTGAGTTTACGCCAGAGAGTGTTTTGGACATTGTTCAATCTGCCGCCCGTGGAGAGGCGGAGATTGAAGATATTCGTGCCGCCATCATTTGGATGGACGCTGTTAGCGAAGGGGCATTGTCACGTGGCTCCCGCACCGAGCCTTCGTTGCGTCGCCTGTTTGAATTGGATGGCGAAACCAAACCTGGTTCGTTGCGTCGTATGGCCGAACTTCAGCAATGGAAGAAGGTTCTTGCTGAGGCACGTCAGAACAAAGAGTTTGTTCGTGTTGAGAAAACTTTGAACAACTACCAGAAGGTTTACGACGACATCACCACCGCTGTCATGGTTTATTATTCATCTAACAAAATGTTGGATGAGATTACTGGCGTCAAACTGTACAAATATGGTGGGTCCAAGGAGGCCCCTCTTGCCGAACAGTTGGCACGTATAACGTACGATCAAGATCCTCGGGCTTTTGTAAAGTCTTTTCTGGCTAAGCCCGAGTATGATTCGCTGCAAACTTTTTTTGCCGACTATCTTGACGATGCCTTTGAGGGCCAGTTGGAGTCGTATGATGATTTCATCAAGAGTTTAACTCGGCTTGCTGATAGTTACGATGGCTTTGCTCAGGAAGTTGTTTTTACGTCGCAGCGTTTTGGTCAAGAGGCTGTTAAGACTGGATCAGTACGGTTTGATGCGATGGAATTTCTTGTTGACATTAACGATATTATTCGTTATGGCGATGCTGAGGACATTTCTGATTTTATTGAGTTGATGTTGAGCGGTAGGGTTAAGGAAAGCCCTCGCGTCGATCCTAATGCTGGCGCAAAGTTAATTGATAACGAAGAAATTGCTGATGCCGCAAAACAGCGGAATCGTATTCCCCAAGGTGGCCCCAAGGCGAAGGGCCGTACTGGTAGAGCAACTACTGGCGGAAAATCTGTTGATGAGATTGAACGCATTCGTTCTAGTATCGGGAACCTTGAGCGACGCATCGGGCAAGAAGAAACAAGAATTTTTGTTAAGAAGAAACTTGGTGAGTCTCCAGCAGATGCCGTCCTACGCAAAACCATCATCAAGTTTTACTTGAAGGAACTCAAAGAGCAGAATGTTGCTAAGTCTTCTCTGCGTAGCATGATTGATGCAAAGTCTTCTGAGTTGCGCAAACTAAACCCCAAGGTCCGTATCGGCAATGTCAATGCGGTGTGGTCTTCGGAGATTGGCGTCAAGGCGAAGAGCGACATCATTGACGCTTGGTTTGCTTTTGAAACAGAACGACGCATGAAGGCTGTCACCGATACTCTTATTCCGATCGGCTTGATGCCCGACGAGGTTATTGCCCAGAGGATCTATCAGAAGGTTGCTAGGGAGTTTATCGGCGAAACGCAACGTGAGATTTCTAGTTTGCGTGAAGTGTCCGATGGTCTTGGCAAGATCTATCGTGCGGCCCTAGAGGGCCAGCACGCAGATGCCGCCTCTCTGCATGATGAGATCAGCAAGTTCCTTGCACAGAATAACGGCAACGTCCATCTGGCGAAGCATGCTGGTGCGGCTGGCGGATATGAGATTCGTCGTAGTTTTGAGTTGTATGGTGGACGTACGGGTGCTCGTGGCGAACTGGAGCGTCTGCGTAAACTTGAGATTGATTTGCGTAAGGCGACGACAACTGCGGAGAAGCAGGCTATTCGTTCTCAGATGGGTGGACAAACCTATAAGGGTTTGTCTGTTGAGCGTAGAAGGTTGATGAACGAAGTTTGGATTCCTTGGTATCGTAGTGTTACTGGTCGCACCAAGGGTCGTCCTACTCTTCGTGAGATTCAGGATGCTCTTGATGCTTATGCCCCCAAGGCTTCCGCTAAGGCTGAGAAGCGTGCGGTGTTGAAGGCTGTCAAGTCTGGACAGTCTGAGATTCAGGCTAAGGCTATTGAGCGTGGTCGTCCTTATGGTTCTATCGCCGAGGATGCGACTCGTGAAGACATGATTTCTTGGCTTGCTTCTGTCGCCGCAATTATGCGCCAACAGGCGTTTGATACGAGGAAGCAGTTTAGAGGAATCTTGAATATGGCTGATCCGTTCTCGGTTCCAACGATGGCAGATCTGGGTGTTCGTGCTGTGCGTGGTGACGCAATGCCTACTTTTATCGCAGATGTGGCACGCCGTACCTATGACAGTTTGTTGCGTGAACGTGATGAGATTGCTCGTATTGGTATTGAACGACGACAGATTGTTGGTCAGGTTGCGCAGGCCGAAAAGAAGGTTGGTCGTGCTACCGCCGCTCGTCGTGTCATTGAGGATGAGTCTGCGGTTGCTCGCCCCTATAAGGGGCAGAGCGAACCTTACCGTGAGTTTTCTAGCGATGATCTGAAGGCGGCTCGTGAGGCTTACAAGCAGATTTCCGAGTTGAGTAATGATCCGAATTATTTGTCTGGCGTTGAGCGTCAGCAATTGAATGAGATCATCAAGGTGTTGGCGCAACTTGATCCCATTGACCAGATTTCTTTGAGCCATAGATTGAACGATGTGGCTAGAACCAAGAAGTTGTTTGAAGATGGCGCAGATATTTACATGCGCAACGAAAAGGGCGAGTACGTTAAGGTGACTCGTTTGAAGCAAATAGAATCTCTTGCTAGCGATCCGAATAGGGTCAAGGACGAAACTTTCTTTATTCGTCGTGCGATTGGTGCGCCTACTGCGCAAAAAGAAGTTATGGTTGGCGGCAAGATGCAGCGAAGTGTCGCCTACAAAAATGCCATTGCCAAGTACGAAAGAGAAGTTCTTCGTGCTGACAGCATTGAAAATAAGTTTGCGGCGACCGAGGCTACTCGCAAATCAAATGCTGTTAAGGCTCAGCAAATTCGTGACAATGCCGAAAAGGAATTGGCGCAATTTGGTGCGGCTACGGAATCTTCTATTGATGATTTTATCCCGATTCAAACTGTGTCCAATCAATCTAGGCAAGAGATCATCCAAATTGATAGGGATATTTCTAAACTTGAAATTGAGTTGGCTCGTGCTATTAACCCTGCAGATAAGGGAAGAATGGTTTCTTCCGATTTATTTGATCAGCAATTAGCCAATGTTTCTTCTGACGCTGATCTTATTAGAAATCAAATTAAGGATCTGAGGGCCAAGAAAGAAAGTTTGCTTTCTAGGGGCGGGTCTATTGGCATTGCAAATTTGGATGCCAAGGAAATTGAAGCATTGTTTATGCCGATTGTCCAAGGTCAAGTCGTACCAGATATTGCTGCTTTGTCTAAGCCTGGTCGTTTGACTGCCGAGATGCGTCCGCTGTGGGAGGCGCAACAGGAAGTTCAGCAAAGTCTTTCTCGTGTGGGCAAAGAGATCAGATCTCTTGAACAGAAGGGTATTCGTCTTGACGACGCTTATCGGCGTCGCAAGATTTCGCGTGCCGAATACGATGTTCAGCGCAATCTGAACGAAAGCATGATTGAAGAAGCACGTCGTGACATGGTTAGTTTGCGTCGTGAATATAACAAGGCACAAATGAGGATTGAGGCTGCAGATCCCGATATTAGAAACGCCATTCTTTACAAGATCCAAGATATCTCTGATTTGATTAACGATGGTGTGTTGACGTTGGACGATATTGTTGAGTCAGTTGCAGAGGCTGGTTCTAGAGCGAGCGAAGCAACAATCAAAGCACGTCTCAAATTGTTGGATGATTTGTGGAAGGGTTCCGACGAACAGTTGGCTGTTGCCCGTATGGAGAAGTTGAACGCCTCTGTCGGTGCGCGTGTTTATCGTGCCGTGGTTGCTGACCAAACCAGGTTGAACAGGGTTTTGGATCAGACCAATCAGAAGTTGGTTGAGCGTGGTGGTGCGATTGAACGTCGTCTTGGTGAGTTGCCGTCTGGTGCTGCCGACGATTTTGTCGGCCCCACCGCCCCATTCGACTTGGCTATTGACGTACGTCGTGGACGTGCGGCGGCGACAAAGAAGAACTTTGATTCCTTGCTGGAGACGATTACTAGGCAGACCAATGGTCAGTACGATGCCAAGGTTCGTTTCCGTGAGTTGATTGCTCAGAAGAGGAATGCCAATAAGAGTCCTGTTGAGATTGTGGAGATGATGCGTGTTGAGATTGAGAAGTTGAAGCCTCGTCTACCGAAGAAGAATCTGCTTAAAGGCGAGTTTAGTGGTGTTGTTAGGATTACGGATTACGATTCGCTTACTACGAAGATAAATGATCTTCTTGACGAAGCAGACTTCATCGCTCGCAACTATATGATGCCTAGCGGCAAGTCTATTTTCTCCGATCAGCAAGATTATTTGATGGCACGTATTGGAAGCATGGAAACGGAAGCGGTTGCTTACGAGAAGGCTTTGGCTGGCCAGAAGCGTCTAATGGCTCAAGACGACAGGAAGGCTGCTGCCGCCTTGTCCAAGCAAGCGGATCAGGCTGAGAAGGCTGTGGCTAAAGCGCAGAAGGCTTACGATGATGCTGTGGATCGTTTTGAGACGGCGACGATTGCTTACGGTGATGCACAGTATTCCGAGAATGCTCAGCGTCTTGAGAAGTATGCCGCCGAATTGAGTGACTTTGCAAAGCGCATTGAGGATCAGATGCCTGCTGGCAAGGTGAAGGATCCCAAGGATCTTCCTTTCGTGTTGGCGTTGCTTGACGAGTTTGAGCAGGTGATTGGTCGCAACGGGCCCGAATTGGCTAAGACTAACCCAGAGATTATCCCTACGTTGGAAAGGTTGCGCAACGACTATCTGGTTGCTCAAGTTAACTTCTTTATGGCTGACAAAAACGATCAGTTGTATCGTTCGTTCCAGAAGTTCATTGATGATGGCTCGTTTGGACGTACTGTTGAAGAACAGGTTTCTAAGGGATTCAAGAGTCTTGCTAGCATCGGTTTGCCGTCGTATCAGGCGCAGGAATGGTTGTCGGAATTGTCGGTGAACTTGAATCGTTTGAGCAAGCCAGAGTTCGTTCGTGGTTTGACACCATTCTTAACTAAGTACACAAGTTTCTTTAAAGCGTATGCCGTGTCGTCGCCTGGGTTCGTTGTGCGCAATACAATGAGCAACACGTTTATGTTATTTGCTGCTGGTGCAGATTTGAAGAGTATGAGTCAGGGCTTGGAGTTGTACGGCGCTTGGCGTCGTGCCGTGTCTGCTGGCGAGGAAGCCAAGTGGTTGGCTTCTCTGCCAGCGTCTCGCCGCAACCTTGTTGAGACTGCGGTCGCCGCGATGGACGCTTCAGGTTATGGTCGTGGTATGGAGGCCGTGCAAGCATTTAATCCGAAGCGCAAGTGGCTGGTTGATAACCGTTGGGTGAATACGTTCCGTAAGGCGAACGAAGTGTCGGAGGGTTCGGCACGTTTCATTCTTGCTTGGGATTCGGTACGTAAGGGCGCGGACTTTGATGCGGCGACAGCAAGGGTGAAACGGTACTTGTTTGATTACGAGGCTACGAGTGCTGGCGATGAGGTGATGCGTTCTATTGTGCCGTTCTGGTTCTGGATGTCACGCAACTTGCCGATGCAGATTGTGAATCAGTATGAGAATCCTCGTGCCTATTTGATTTATCAGAAGGCGATGAAGAATGTTGCTCAGGACGAGGATGAAGACGAGATGGTTCCGTCTTGGTTGAAGGAGCAGGGCGGCGTCAAGATTGGTACGAATACATACTTTGCTCCTGATCTTGGTTTCAATAGGATCAGCCAGCAGTTCAACGAGTTGAAAGACCCGAAGCGTCTGTTGTCGTATGTGAACCCTGCTTTGCGTGTGCCTGTTGAGTTGTTGGGTGAGCGTAGATTCTACAACGACGTTCCATTCAGCACTAAGGGCGAGCAACCTATGGGTGGCCCTGCGTCCTCCGCTGTGTCGGCGTTGGCTTCAATCTTAGGTCAAGAGAAGCGCACTCGTGAAGGTGATATGGGTGTTGATCCGAAGTTGAATTATGCGTTGATGAACTTGTTGCCGCCGCTGGCACAAACTGAGCGTTTGTTGCCTGCGACGGATCTGTACAAGGGCAAGCAGGGTGGTTCTATTCTGTCGTACTTTGGTGTGCCGTTGAAGACTGTCACTCCGCAGATGCGTGAGGCAGAGCAGAGGCGACGACAGATTGAGCAGGATGCGTTGAGGAAGAAGGCGTCTGGAGGCTGAGATGGCAAAGCGTAAGTATACGGGGTTTGACGGGATTGCTCAGGGGTATTTGGCTGGGACTGAACGATTCAAGAACATGGTTCTGTTTCTTCATGGTGGGAAGTTGAAGAACTATGGTTCGTTTCAGATACGAAAGATCCGCGGTACCGACAAGATGTCTGTTCATTCAACTGGTCGGGCGATCGATTTCGGTTACGTGAACCGTGAGGACGGTTTGACGTTTATTGATTTCTTGGTACGAAACGCTGAGGCGTTCGGCATTGAGGCTATCCACGATTACCGCTATGGTGATTGGGGTCGTGGATGGTATTGCAATAAGGGTGACTGGACTGTCTACAAGAAGAATTCAATTGGTCGTGGCGGGAACTGGGTTCATGTTGAACTCAGCCCCGCCATCGCCAAAGACGCAGGATACATTGATGCTGTTTTTAACTGCCTTCTTGCTCCTGCTCGCTAGTGTTTTCTACGGCCTCTTTAAGGCTGTCAGCGATTACATGGATGAACATGAGCAAATCCATGAGGGCTAGCACACTACCTTTGCTTGCTTTCTCATAGGTTGCCAGGAACTCTGTAGCCCCTTCGTGGGGCACATACATTCCGATCTCATAGTATGTCGTCGCATCTTTGACGATCTTCTCCGCTTTCGCTTTGAGATCTTCAATGTCACGAGGATCAATCCCTTCAAAGTCGCTCACTTGATTCTCCTTCTATTGATCGGCTTGAACATGAAGTGAACCAAAGTTTTGTTACGAAGATCTCTCACATTGTGAAGATGCGTCTTGGGCATACCAGCCTCAACGATGGATTGCTCCAATCTGTCAAGGAGTCTTTCTAGTTCATTCATCTCCGCTGGAGTCATTCCCCTGAAACCTTTCCTTGATCTGGTCTGCGATGTTTCCGATCTCGTTCAACGCTTTTTCGTTGCCCGAGGTGATCCACAGCACGACCGCCAAGGTGAGTGCCGCAATGTCGGGGAATGCGATGTCCCCACCTTCGTTGATCATGTCTTTGGTGGTGCTCATTATTGAATCTCCAGTTCTAGGGTGAAAGTGTTGGCCAGCAACATCAGGCCGATAACAGCATAGCCCAGTAAGTCCATCCAAGAGTCTAAAAGGGACTCGTTCATCGCATTTTTATTTCGCAGGTTTTTGATGCGAGCAATCTTGTCGGACATTCGGACACAGATGCCGATGTCACCGAATGCGAGGATGTTGTCGTGACCGTAGTCAGCCTGCTTTGAGCAGAGCAGTTCGTGGATTGAGTCCAACGTCACGTCGTAGCCACGCAGATGGCTGATGGCGTACAGGGCGACGGACGAGAACAGTTCGTGAATGTCGGGTGCGAACATGTCACCCTTTTCGTCTACGTACACGATCAGTTGCGATTGAAGGGCATCCAGCCCGTTGTCACTCGTGATGATGCAGATTCCGCTGTTCACTTCTTCTAGTTGTGACCAGCATGCTTCGTTCCAATTGTTGAACATTTTGTACCTCCTGTTGATTGATGGTTTGTTGATGAGTTGTTTGCGTAGTTCTTCCATTGCTTTCTGTGCAAGCCTCCATGCGTGAGGCTTGCTACATCCGAGTCTGTCTCCCAGTTTGCTGTATGGGATTCGCTCGTAGAAGATTGCCTCTATACATAGTTTGGATTGCGGCGACAGGGACTCTACGGCTTTGATCACCGTACTGATGTGTTCGGTGTTGGTGTCGTAGGGGATGTCGCCTAGTTGCAGAAGCCATTCGGCTTCGTTCTTCGGTTCTGCCGCATAGATGTCAGGGTTGAAGATCATGTTTGATCGGCTCCGCTGGGAAGTTTGCTATGGGCAGGGCGAAGTATGGTTTGTTGTTGTCGGGGAATCTTGCGACTTCGCCGTGTGTGTGGCAGGCTCTTGTCCAGTCTTCTAGGGTGGCATCCCAGTAGCGTTTGCGTCCTGAGTCCCACACCCAGATGCGGACTGGTCCGATGCATGACCATGTTGCGAGTGCTGACAGTTTCTCAAACTTGACTTTGAGTTTGCCGTCGCCACGTGATGTGCATCCCATGACCTCATACATGAATGTTGAGGTCATGAAGTCGGGTGCGTATCGCATAGGGTCTAGCATTCCTCGTACGTCAAAGTCTGGGCGGTTGAGTCCGACACGGTGGGCGTAGGGGTGCACCGACAAAAAGGCGTTCTCTGCGGTGTCTCCCATTGTGCCGAGACGGTTAGCCCATGTTTGGTCTTTGAAGTTGCTCATGCTTTTATCGCCACGATCTTGACGACTTGTGAGTCGTCTGCCCATGCTACACCGTTCAACCCGTCAAGGACGGTTTTCACGTAGTTGTCAAGGTCGCCTCGTAGGGATGCCTTGCCTTCTATGTCGATTCGTTCAACAATGACTGCTGTGCCTTCTTTGTCTACGACGATGTGTACGGCAACTTCTCCGTGGAACACAGGACCATCCCATGCGGCGGCTACAGCCTTCTCTGCTTCCACCGTTTTGGACGGTGTGTACATGAAGGGTTTGCCTGCTTTGGATGTGGTCGCTCGTGGACGTTCCTTCGGGTGCGGTTTGCCTTCTATGTAGATGGAGTGTGACCGTACGCTCGTACCAGCAACTTCTCCAGTTCCAGTCGGCCTGCTTCGCCCCTGATCATGTACTTTCCCCATCTTGTATCAGCGTCCTCCAAAATAGACATGGCATCCTCGGGATTGAGGTTTGCCTTACGGCATTCGTGTGCGAGGTGTGTCAGGGTTGTTGACCTGTCACGCCCCTCTAACGGGCCATCACGGAAGATGGTTCGTCCTAAGGGCGTGAGTCGCCTCGCGGATTCTGTCATGTCATGTGTTGGTGGTGTCGCCGTGTATGAGATCACGGGCGGACGATAGTAGGCGGCGAGTCGGATGATGGTGTCAGCCGAAGTGTAGCGGTTGAACGCTTCACGTACGAACTCGTCTACTGGTATGGCCTGTAGGTCTCGTGTGACCATGACACGTCGCCCTGTCCCGTCGTTGGGGTAGGGGAGACGCACATAGTTGCCAACTTGACCTTTCATGAGCGTCTCTTGTTTCGGGTTCACTTCCTTGGCAGGAAGTTCTGCGACTTGATGTGCCGCTAGAAACATTCGTCTCATGTGTTTGGCTTGGATGAGTTCGGGTGTGAACACCCAGATGTGGTAGCCACGGCGTGTGCGTTCAACCCACGAGTGAACCCCTGCCGCTTCAAAGGCGTCGTGTAGAAGCCATGCGTGGTCAGGGTTGTCGTAGTCAATGTCGGAGCATCCCCACACACACATCGTCTCGCCGTTGAACGGGACGCATGGGTATACGCCGATGAACGCTTCACCGAATAGGTGTTCTTTGAACGTGGCTTCACGCAACGGTTCCCGAACGCATCCACCTTCCCACGCCCCGTAGCAGTCTCCACGTCCACGGAACAGGGTGATGAAGTCGTTGAGGATGTCGTCACTCACCACGCACCGCCTCATAGAACTGCGACGGCAGTTCACCGTCACGCAGACGTGTGAGACGACCCGTGCCCTGCTCAATCTCAAAGTCAATGTCGTCCAGCAGGTTGCCAGCAGGACGCTTGTTCTTCACCAGATTGAGGGTCAGGGTGTGAGCGTGGATACGTGCCTCGTATCGCAGACTGTCCAACTGTTCCATCGTGCGTTCCGATGCGGTGGACTTGTCCAACTTGGCTTCAAGTTCACGAATCTGCGATTCAATCTCAAACCGCTTACGACGCACACCGACGATGTGGGTTGCCTGCTGTTCACCGCCGAACGATCCCGAAGAGATCGTGAGACGCTTGCCGTCAGCACCCGATGAACGTGATGTCTGATGGAGTACGAGCAACGGCACATCGTGTCGTCGCCCCCACGCCTTGAGAGTGTTCGCCTTTGACGGCACATCCTCTCCACCACCCTGAAGCAACTCAAGATAGTCAAACACCACGAGGTCGGGCTTCTGACCCCACAGGTCAGTCACCTCGCCCATCGCACGTTCCATGTCGGACAACGACAGAGGTTGGTCAAATACTGCGAGCGTCGGGAAGAACTCGTTCGCTGTCTGCTTCAGCAGATCAATCGCTTCGGGTTCATCGGCGGCAACCATACGCTCCAAGTCTATCGCATTCACGCCGTGCGTGACGCAAGCCAACTTGATGAGCACAAGTGTGCGTGGTTCGTCAGGGACGAAGTACACGACGTTCTTGTTATGGTTCGCTTTCAGCATCTCCAACAGGGTGAGGGTCTTACCGCTGTGGCTGTAGCCGATGACGAGACACATCTCGCCAGAGGCGATGCCACGCATCTCGTTGTCCAGATCGGTGAAACCCGTGTAGATGCGTTCGTGTGGGGACTGTGCCCAACGTACGAACTCGTGTGCCGCTTCTTCAAGCGGACGGTAGTAGGAATGCGTTTTCGTTTCTGTTGTAGACGAAGACGGGGGGCTTTCGCCCCCCGCCATCAACGCTTCCCACTTGAGGGCAAGTGCTGATTTGTCCGTCACGCAGCACCTCGGGGAGGCCAGAACGCAACTGCTTCCTGTCCGTCGGACACGTCAGCCTGCTTGAACCACGGGCGACGTGTGCCGACAGCGGTGTCACGGTTGTCCCACACTCGGGTCACGCCAGCCTTCTTTGCGGCGACGACAAGCCACTTGGGGATGTCGCCGTGTTGCTTGCCAGCGATCACGATCTCTCCGCTACCGATAGCAGGGGCGGACGTGATGGTGGTGGACGGCTGTTCGCCGTTGATGCTGGTGACTTCCGAATTGGGGAAAGCCTGCTGGAGCAGAGCCTCGCCGTGCTGTGCGTTGAAGCCGTGGGTGTTGTTCAGGATCTCGCACACGAAGTCGTAGTGACTGAGGTACAGCGACTGAACAGCCTCGGGCGTACGCTCGGGGATGGCGGTGGTGTTGGTCAGTTCGCTCGCAATCTTTGCGGCGACCTGCGTAACGATGGACTGGTCCTTGCTAATCATGATTGTTCCTTTGGTGTGATGTCCACGGGGGACAGTTTGCTTCCCTTGCAGATTGACCACCACGGACACCACGTTTCACTACACAGGAAGTGTGTGTCGTTCTTTGTCCATGAGTCGTCAGTACCGATTGAGATGGCTGTCCGCACGAGCGGACGCACCATCTCTCGGAGCCATTCGGTGTGGCTCTCGTTGCGATGAACGCTGACGATCTGTGATTTGCCTCCACGAACCATCACGCCGTAGTTGAACGTGACGGGATACTCGTGCCATCCTTGTGCGACAGAGGCGGCTGTGTACATGGTTGGCTGAACAGCCTGCGACTGCTTTTCGCGAGCGTTGTACTTGCGACTCGCAGTCTTCCAATCCCACAATCCTGTCTCGGTCACGCAGTCAATTGTACCTTTGCCGTACACCGTGATGGGGGTATCTCCGATCTGAAATTGATCCAGTTGGAAATGAAATTCCTTTTCGGTGTATAGCACCTTGCCCAGGTGGGGTTTGATGTTCGCCTCCCACTCGTCGCACATGTCCATCACGTACCCGATCATCTCATCGTCGCTGAACTTCGTCCGCTTGAACGACTGCTCCATCAGATCATGGAGAGCCTCCAAGCCGACCAGTCTCGCAGGAGTGTTGGTGCGTGTGAGGTTCGCCTCAATGCCTGCGTGAACCGCAGTACCCATGATCGTGGCATCGTTCGGCATTGACCATTCGGGACGCAGGATCGCTTGGCGACCCCGTTCCCCACACATCAAAGCGTCGTTGATCCACGACTGACGTACATACACGTCGATTCCGTGCTCTCGGTGTTCAACTCTCATTACTCTGTCCCTTCCACCATCTCAATGGTGCGTCGTCGTAGGTGGGAAGCATAACTGGGTGTCATGTCAATCCCGTATTTGCTCATGAGGTGAATGCGAACCGACGTGGACGTAGCCCCGTCAACGAACATCTCCTGAACCTCACGCATTTGCGCTGGGTCTAGCAGGGTCTTGCGTTCGCTCTTGCGTCGCTCTGCCTCAAGATCCGAAAGGCGAGCCTTCCGTAAGCCAATCAGCACCTCTTCGTAGAAGAGAACCTGTGCTGACAGGAAGCGAAGCATCTTCTCGTCGTCCCAAGGCGACGACAGTCCGAGATGCTGGATGATTTCCTTGGCAAACCAAGAGTCGTTCCCGAAGTCTATGTTTGCGATGGGGGTCGTCTCTTTGACGACGACATCGCAGAGACAGTCTTGAGGGTGCTCTGGATTTGGACAGTTGTATTCTTGGGGTTTCCTACCCATGATCTTCCTTTCTTGTCGTTGCTAGAACCACAAGTGACACCCTGTGGTGTCACTTGTGGTTATCTGTTTCCTCCCCTGTCGGAAAGTCTATTGCTGGCTTTGTCAACGGTTGTTCACGAGACACCGTGTGTTTGTCAACAATTGACAAAGTATACGTGGACAGGCACGTAGAAACAGGAATAGCCCACCACGTTTCCGTGGTGGGCGACTCCTAGATGATACGACCGTATCAACTACAACTGGGCTTCAATCAAATCCGCAATGGTATTGAAATCGTATCCCGAATCGTTGAAGTACGAGATGTGGCGAGGTGAACGAAACATCGGCGAGGTCAGGAACGGATCACCTTGGTTGAAGTACGTGTCGTCGGGGTCGTCCTCTCCACACGTCGGCAGTCCAGCCCACTCCACCACCTCGTGCGGTAGGTCAACCACCGAACCACCCCAACCGTAGTGGAACACTTTCCATCCCCGAGCATCCGAGATGCCCTGCCTGTAGGCACTCAGTTCGTCGCCTTCCTCACGCTTGACGACATTGTGGGCGTAGGCAAGATCGCACAACACACCAAGACAGCAGAACCGTTGCTCTCCAGAATCGTCTTGATAGTGAAGCACATCACCTCCCTGCTTGTATCCGCCAGAACGCAGAGCGTTCACCCACATCGTCTTGATTTCCTCATTCATTGTCGTTGCCTTTCCGTTTGGTCATTTTGGTGTAACCGCCTGCGTGTTTGTTGCAGACGGGATCTGCTGTGAGTGGAAGGTGGGTTATGACCCAAGCATTACACTTGGGGCATACCCACTTCACACCTTTGGGAGTGCGACTCAAGACCAGTCGCCTTCGTCGTTGTAGGACTCCATCAACGCTTCCGAGATGATGGAACGAACACTTCCAAGAAGTGCTCTGTCTTGTCGGGCAACACGACCCATTTCGGTGGACGGAGGGAACTTGTCCACCTTGGAACCGATGTTGTCCAATGCGATACCGACAGTCTTGGAGAGAGCCTCCAGTTCTGCGATAGTGAATTCAACCGATGTCACTTTGTTCATTTGATTTCTCCTTTCGTGTAGTGACGTTGAGATTGTACCAAGTTGAGTGTCATCAGAACGGGTTGGCGGTCTGAGAGTGGCGGGTGATGATAGGGCATGGGTCAACGTTCAGGATCTGAACGCTGTGTCCTGCGACGTTGAGCGTTGCCTCGGGGATTGACGCCATCGGGTCACGGTCGTCGGGAAGATCACGCACGTAACGCATTAGTGCCGCATGAACCATCTCGTTGTTCAGATGATTGGCAAGATTGAGTGCGTGTGGAACACGTATCTCAAACTTGGTTGCGACCGTCGTACAGAGTTCGTACTTGTGTGTCTTACCGCGAGGGTCAATGATGGTGGCATCCTCAAACAGGACGTCCACCTCCTGCCACCATTCGTCGTTCGGGTCAACACCCATTTCATTCAGGCGATCAACTGTGGCCTGAAGAGCGGTCAATGCTTGGCGAAGCCTACGGCTCGCAATGAGGAACGCTTCCTCAATCGTACTGTTGTACTGAGTGGGGTCAGCCATGCTCATCAGAAATCACCTCCGAACAGCGTCGCATCATCCCAATCTTCGGTGCAGGTACACCATCCTCTGTCCAGCGAACAGTAGTAGCACACCTGGCATTTCGGACAGTCCCACGGTTCCTCCTGAATCAGATCGTAGATCGTTCTGTCACCGCACTCACCGCACTCCCACTCCACGACATCGTAGTCCTCACATTCGTAAGCAGGAAGCCACATGTGACGCTCGTTGCAGAACGCAGTATCACGAGACGACCAGCGACCGCTCACCGTGTCGTAGTTGCGGTAATCAGGCTCAATGGTAGAACCGA